ATGGCCTGGATATCCTCGGGACAGCCTGGCGTGCGCTACAGGGAGCATGCCACACGGCGCCACAATGGGCAACCGGATCGATACTACTCCGTGCGCTACTACCTGCATGCCAAAGACAACGAGGAAGGCCTCGGCTGGGCGTCTGATGGCTGGACGGCCAAGAAGGCCGCTGCGGTGCTTGCCGAGCTGCGCCGCGCTCAATCCACAGGACTTGGTCCACAAACACTTGCGGAGGCGCGAGCCAAGACCAAGGCCATGGCCGATGAAGAGGCCACCAGCAAGCGCGCGGCGGGGGTTGCTGGGATAACTGTCGAGAAGTTCATGGCTGACTATTATATCCCTCACACCAAGCGCACCAAAGGCTCCTGGCGTGAGGACGAGATACAGATCAACAAGGTGATCCTTCCGGCCATTGGGCTCCTGCCCATGCGAGCTGTCACCAGGCAGCACATTGAGGGTATCCTCAACGCTGTGGCCGAAGGCGGCGCCGCGCCAGCGACGGTGAAACACTACATGGCTACCCTGCGGCAGGCGTTCAATGTCGCCGCACAGACGTTTGCCGATGGTGTTCCGATCCTTCCCGGACCGAGCCCCCTGGTTGGGATTAAGCCTCCACGGCTCTACAACATCCGCGAGAGGTTCCTGTCCTATGAGGAGGCGGACAAGCTCATTGACGCCGCCAAGGCCCTGGACACGGATCTCCACGACGCCATCGTGGTCGCCTTGAACACGGGCATGCGCAAGGGCGAGATACTGCGCATGGAGTGGCAGGACGTGGATATCGTCCATGGCGTGCTGCTCGTGCGCGATGGCCCCATGCAGAAGCCGGGCGGCCATGTCCACGTCAATGCCGAGGTAGCCCAGGTGCTCCAGTCCAGAAAAGGGACGCGCGCCGCAAAGGCCGCGAAGGTTTTTCCAGGAATCAAAGGTCAAGAAAGGGATTTCGGACGGCACTTCCGCGAGCTTGTTGCCGAACTTGGGCTGAACGACGGCGTCACCGACAGGCGGCACAAGTTCGTGTTCCACAGCCTGCGCCACACCTTTGCCTCCTGGCTGGCCCTGGCGGGCAACGACATCAGCCGCATCAAGGTGCTTATGCGCCACAAGACGCTGGCCATGACCGACCGCTATACCCACCTGATACCCGACGCCACAAAGGCCGCTGTGCATAACTTGCGCCCGCCTAGAGGGTCTTGAGGTTGGCGATGCGCCGGATGGGGAAGCGACCCACTATCCAGTCCACCAGGCTGGCAGAGCTGTAGACCACCTTGCGGCCAACGCGGTAAGCCACCTCCGGGCCCTGCTTGTCCGGGTCCTTTTGGGCATCGGCGTTGGCCAGGGTCTTGCCGGTGACGATACCGCCGGTGAGTTCCTCCACTTTCTCTCTGGCAATGACCGGGGGCAGCTTTTCCAGCAGCAGAGCCGCAAATTCGTGGGAGTCTTGCACGCCCTTAGACTCGTAAGTCTGCATGGCTACGCCTCCCGCTCGGCCAGTTGGCCGCGCAGCTTGGCAACGCGCAGGATCCGGGCCTTGACCCGCAGCACGTCGTTGTTCAGAAAGTCCTTGGCGCGGCCCAGGCGGGCCAGCAGCAGCGCCAGGGCCTCGTCCTGGGTGCGGCACCAGCCGTCCGGGTGGGCCTGGAGCAGGTTCTCGCCGCAACCTTCGTTATAATCCACGTAGAAGTGGACCTGGTCAGCCAGGGCCACCTTGCCCGCGATAATGCGCGGATTTGTTCCCTCACGCGGCCACAGGGCCTTGTACACTCTCTCGTCCTTGATGAATGGCTGTGTCATGACCGCGCCCTCCCGATCTCGCCCACCATGTGCAACAGCGCCATGATGGAGGTGACGGCCTCTTGCCCTTCCTTGGTGATTCGATCGCACTCGTCACGGTCAAGCCCGCCGCTGGCCAAGCCGCCGCCCACCTCTGCCATGAGCTCACCGAACTCCTTAACTGAGGTGAGCGCCGCCAGCTGCACCGGGCTGCCGTCGCACGTGGCCTCGGGCAGCTTGATGAACACGCCGCCGCGCTCCCTGGCCAGGAAGTGCAAGGGCTCGTCCGATCCCGTGACCTCCATGATGGGCAGCACCATGTTGGCCCCGAGCTTGTGGCCAGGCTGGCCGGAAAGCTCGCTCATCATGGTGAAATACGTCTTGTAGCCCAGGAGGCGGGCTATGGTCTCGGCCGGAACGCGGCTGGGGGCCTTCTTCACTACGATGTGGCACACTGCGGAAAGGCTGGGGTCTATCATCGCTAATTCCTCACGTTTTTGGCGTGGTTATGAGCAAGAAAAAACGATAGCGCAGGGATCATGGCTCCTATGCGCCGCGAAAAGCGGCCATGGCGACGTCGTGGGGGATGGGCTTGGGGCGGGGCTTGGGGCCTGGTTTTTGGTCCAGGGCCAGGGGCAGCAGATCCTCGGGGATGCCGCGCTCCACCAGATAAGCATGGTGCCGCGTGGGCATGGTGTCCTGTCCGCACAGGCGCGAGAGCTGCGAGAAGTGGATATCGTACCCCTCGGCCAGGGCCGTAAAGGTCACGTCATGGCGGCGCATCCATATATCCAGCCGCTCTTGCCTTGTGAGGGGTAACTGTGTAGCGTCTTGCATTAATTCCATTTGGTAGCCTCGTCTTGTTGTGTCGAGGGGTGGCGTTGATTCGACGAGTATACGGATTTTCGGAAGGTGTCAACAGGAATTCGGAAATACATGATGGAATTTTACGAGCGCATCAAGCAAGTCATAGCCACCTGCGCGGGCGGCAATCAATCCGCTTTTGTCAAGAAAATCGGTGAGTCAATCAGTACGTTTAACGGGTACCTTTCCCCTGCCGGGCAAGACCGGATTAAGGCCAAGACCATTCGTCAGATTCTCGTAACCTTTGACGTCGACGCCAACTGGCTGCTCCTAGGTGCTGGCCCCATGTTCCGCGAGGTGGGCACAAAAACGCTTCCGGGCGCCGACCCCATTGCCCAGCGCGTCGACCAGGTGGCCCGCACCATGCGCGAAGCCGGGGTGGACGAGATGAAGATCCTCGCCGCCGCCCGCGACGTGCTGGAAGGAGAGATGGCCAAGCTTGCCAAGGCCAGGGGCGGCTACTCCGTGTGTGAGCCAGCTCCCGATGAGCAGGCCAAGGCAGCGGAAGACCCCGCAGAATATTCCGGCAGGCAAGCGGCTGCCGGGGACGATACCGTCTAATTCCCGGCAGTGGACAGGGTGACGGAAAAGCGCGGGCAGAATTAGAGGTTGTTTGGTTTTAAGTGAGTGGATGCTTACAGTGTGAGTCGTAGGGGGGTGCATGTCCAATCTCGATATCCGAGTGCAGATTGCAGGATCTAGCGGCAACGTCTACGAAATCAAGCTGTTTCAGTGGGGAGGCAAGACAAAGTTGCGCTGTGACTGTCAGGCCAGCAAGAGTGGGTATTTCTGCAAGCATCGCCGCGCGATCCTGCACAAAGACCAATCGGGCTATGATTCCAGGCTCGGAGTTTTGGGGAGCTGGGACGAGATGCAGGAGGCCCTTGATGCCACCGGCTTGCGCAAGAGGGTCCTTGCGCATGAGGCCCGGCGCGTCGAGCTCGAAAGCGACATGGACAGCATCAAGGACGAAATAAAGGCCGCCAAGGCGCGTGTCGCCGCAGCATGCGAAGGAGGCGACTAGTGGCCCTGTACCCGTGCCCAGAGTGCAAGCGCGAGATTTCGACCGACGCCAAGGCCTGCCCCCATTGCGGTAAGCGGGCCGGGTGGGAGGCCACACAAGAACGATGGAAGGCCATGCCCAAGGCCCTGCGCATCGGGATCATGGGAGCCGTGGTCTTCTTTGCCCTCGTCATGGCAGTGAGCAATGGAACCGACAAACAGCCTACCAATGCACCCGCCCAGGCAGTCCAGGCGGCGGCAACTGCATCGCCAAAAGCGCTGGATGGACGCATGACCATACAGCCGGGCGACTGGATCGGCTATCGAGATCGAGACACCCTGGAGCGGGCCACCAAGCTGGCCACGCAGGGGGACAAAGCGGCGTACACACAGCTCATGGGCAATGGCATCGCTCGCGGGATTTGCACCATGTTCAAGCCCGGCGAGGAAGTCTTCTTGGAGGAAAACGCCCTGCTGGCCGGACTAGTGAAGATCCGGCGCAAGGGCGAGATAAGCGGATGGTGGACGAATTTTGAGGCGGTGAAGTGATGGGCTGGCGATCATGGGATAGAAGTACTGTCAGGGTCTATGTCGCCGCTACATTCGGATGGTGCGGTGGAGCACTTATGGTTATTGGCTTTATTACCATGTTTTTCGATGAGGGCGCAGGGCACAAGGTCTTTCAAGCAGGCATCGGGTCCTCATTGGTGGCCCTTAAACTCGACAAAAAATAAAGAATCCTGTCAGGAAAGGCCCCCAGCTCATTACCGGGGGCCTTTCCCTTACCTCGCCCGCCCTGGGCCTCCTCTACGCAGTCGTGGCAGTAGCTGCACCTCGGCTAGCTAGGCACTGCGCGGCTGAGGTTTTGCCGAAAAAAGTGGTCAGGTTTTTCTCGCCGGGCGCGGCTGAGGTTTTGCCGGGATTTTTGCTCGGAAGTTTGTGCCTGGAACGGCACAAATACCGCGCAAAAATGGCCCTGGATCACTCCAGGGCCTTGATCCTCGCACACCCAGGGCCCCCTTACCCGCCCTGGGCCTCCTCCGCACAGTCGCGGCAGTGGCTGCACCGGGGCACAGCCTTGATCCGTGCCGAGCAGATGGGCTCCTGGCAGCTCCGGCAGCAGACCACACCGTCGAGGTACAGCGGGCCGGGGCCCAGGTCGATGCGCGGCACGCTGGCCAGGGCCGCCTGCAGCACATAGGCCTCGGCCTGTTGGGCGTCGTCGCAAATGTCGGCCATGGCCTACAGCGCCCTCTCCGGCCACGTGGGTATCCCGTCCACCAGGCGCGCGCCCTCGGGCCAGGCGTACTCGGCCACGAGCAGATCCACCACGTCGGCGGCCGGGATCTCTGTGCTGCCCTGGGGCAGCTCGGCACCGTCCGGCATGATGACCAGGGTCTTGGTCTTCACGTCGCCGGGAACGTCGATGGCCATGAGCCTGCTCTCGGGGTAGCCGTCATAGCCTAGATGACGGAATGGCTGGGTCGTGTTGTCGCGGCCTTCGATGCTGACCAGGGCCTTGTCCTCGCCGTCCACGAACCCCCGGTCGGTCAATCCGCATTCGATGTATCGCATCATGCCTCCTAGATGGGTGCGGACGTGAGCCCAAGTTTGCTCGCCACGAGAGTCCCAGCCGAGAACGCCGCTGGGTAATCAGTGCTTGAAACTGCGCCCAGCTTGGTCCAGGTGCCCGTGAAAGCAGGAAACGCGCCGATACAGGCCCTTTGAGCGGCGGGGAAATCTCCCCACCCTGTCGGCAGTTCGGCTTGTGTCACCCAGCCAACGTGGACGTTTCCGCTTTTGCGCCACCCACATATCCATGACGGACTCGCTGTCACGGGCAGCGCGCTTGACATCGCCGGGCCATAGTTTCCGCTTGACAGCAGCAACAGCGCGGCATGACCGGCGGCATCCATGCTTGCCGGAATACACCACTGCGATCCACTCAAGTAGTACCACAGGCCTTTCAGCGCGCCGACGGTAAGAGACTTGAATTGAAGTGCAAGCGTCCACTCCGGGTTGTTCAAAAAAGCCGCAGCAAAATCAGGGGTGCAGTTGAATGCCTGCGTACTCCCGTTAAGTGCTCGGAAGCCTCCCGAAGCTCCAGGGGGGCCGCCGACTGCGTACAATACAAGGTCCGCTCCAGTAAGCCCTCCCCCGACCCCCGTCTCATTGGCCGAGTCTCCCCCGGTCATTTCACAGACAAAAGTTTTGGTGGGGTCTGGGGCCGCCGCCGCTGCAGCCTCGGTGTAGGGAATAAACACCGGCAGGCCGCGCGCGGCGGCACCGGAACCAAGAGAGATGAATGACATGGTTGCCTCCCCTACGCCCAGGCGGCGATGTTGCCGGTGACGCCGAACTGCAGCACGATGCCGACCAGCTCCGCAGGCTCGGCCATGGGCTGCGCACCATAGTCATAGTCACGGGACAGGCGGAAGCGCAGCAAGTCGCCAGCGGCAGGCGTGCCGGAAGGAGTCATGGCCGCGCTGGCCGTGGTCTCGATGAGCTTGCCCGCGTCCACCACGTCGCCGTCCATGGTGACAGCCGTGCCCAGGGCCACGTCCAGGTTCTCGCCCGGGGCCACCGCAGCGCAGGCCAGGTAGAAGCGGATGTCGTCGCCAGCGGAGCACCCGGTGGTGCCCTTGCACAGCACCTTGGCCCTGATGGTCTCGCCGTCCCAGTTGCTAGGCGCGCGGAAGTTGAAGAAGCCGTGCGTATCTTTGACCACGCCTGGGAATGACAGGGCGTTGCGCGTCAGGTCATTGGTCCCGTCCTCGACCACAGCCAGGGCTGCGCCGTCGGTGATGCCCGGGGTGATGGAGCCGCCGTCGATGTAGCCTTCGTCCACGGTGGGCCCGCTGGGGGTGATGCTGGCCGCATAGTCCAGCCAGTAGGTGGGCTGGCTGGTGGGGTCCTTTGCGCCCGCTCCGCCCGGGCCGGAGGCCAGCAGCGCCAGGTAGAGCTTTCCGTCCGAGCCGAAGACCATGCTGGGCACGGTGTAGTCCTTGGCCGAGGACCAGATGCTGCTGGCCCCGATGTACGCCAGGATGGCCCGACGGAGCTGGGTGTTGTCTTCCTTGTCCAGGGTGCCACCGGCGCCTTCAACAACCGCGGCCACCTCCTCCTGGACCATGTTCGTCCAGGCCGCAGTCACCTCGGTGGCCGGGATCCCGCCCGCCGGATCACCTTCGGTGAAGAGCCCGTCTAGGGTCGCTCCCTGTCCATCTATTCTGTGTGCCATGATGCCTCCTCGTGCTCTTGGTTGCAGGCGCTATGCGCCGTAGGTGAACATTGGAATGCTGTGGGCCGGGGCCAGGCGGCGGACGATGCACTCCAGGCGCTCATTGCCCCAGGAGCGCAGACGCTCGCCCACAACGCTTTGCCCCACGCGAAAGGCCCGAATGGGTACAGAAGGGGCCTGGGTGGTAAACGCCTGGGGCCAGTCGCCGTTTGTGAGCACATCGCCCACAGTGCTGGAGCCCACCCGGAAGGGACGGTACTCGCGCACGGTGCACACGGCACCGGCCAGCAGGGTGGCCACCTCGGCGAAGTAGGCCGGGGTCTGGCCGCCCTGGGCAGACAGGCGCAGCACCACGGCCTCCCGCCGCTCCGCCACGGTCTCGCCCGGCTGGGAGCAGCCGTCGGGCAGGCCGCACACGCGCTCCCAGGCCTCCAGCAGCTCCAGGGACTGCGGGGGATCCAGCTCGGTCAGCAGGGCATGGGCGGCGGCGTCTACGCGGGCGGGCTCCTCGGCCAGGCCAGTCAGGAGCCCTGCCAGCACCGTGTCCGGCTCGCGCGGCCAGGCCGCCCCCTGGGGCAGCAGCGCGGCCAGCTGGGCCGCGTAGTCTTGTGCGCTGTATGGCTGCATTGCGCCCCCCTAGGAGAAGGTGATGGTGCCGAGCACCGGGAACTGGTAGGTGGTCGGCGTCACGTCCGCCGTGGGCGCTGTCAGCACATGGTTGGTCTCGCCCGGGGAAACGGAGATGGCCTCGCGCAAATGCGAAAGGTAGATGACCTGGCCGGGCGCGGCCTCCCGCGCGAACAGGTCGCCCAGCTCGGCAGTGACGGCCGCGCGGGTGGCGCTGGTGTCGGGAGACAGGGCCACGGTGACGGGCACCACGAGCGGGGTGGGCGCGAAGACGAACACCTCGGCAGTCACTGGCCGCACGCTGTCGATGTACGCCTGGGCGGCTGCCACCAGCTCGGCATCGGGGATGGGCGAGTCCGGATCGGCATCGTTCACAATGACCACGCCCACGGTACCAGCGCCCATGTGCAGGGGGTAGACCCAGGCGCGGGTGACGCCGGGCACCTCCAGCGCCCAGGCCTCGTAATCCTGGCCAGCGCCGCCGTGGGGCGGGGCCTGGATGCGGGCCAGCAGCCGCGCACGCAGGGCCTCGTCGGCCTCCAGGTCAACCCCGCCGGTGAGGCCAGCTGCTTGCACCAGGCCCACGCTCTGCATGGAGGTGACGGGCGCGGTGAGGGTGAGGCTCACCCCGGCTGGTGTATCTCCGGCAAGGCCAGGCTCCAGGGCCGTGACGCTGGCCAGGGCCGCGCCATCGGCAACAGTGGCCTCGGCGGTAACCTCGTACAGCACGCCGTCCACGCGCTGGAGCTGCGCGCCAGCAAGCAGCACGGCACCGTCCGTGCCGGGGATGCTCACCTGGCCCGTGCTGGCCACGGCGGGCTTGCGGCTTATGCCCCAGATGCGCGCATGGCGCTCCAGGTACTCAGCCTCTGCGGTGTCGGCAAAGGGCTGGTCCTTGAGCCATTCCAGGTAGCCATACTGGCCGTGCGCCTGCCCGGCGGTCACGCGGGCCAGCACGGCGATGGTGGACCGGGGCAGGGCCTTGGCCCCGTCCAGCAGGCGGCCCTCGAGGTCGGTCTGGGAGCGTTCCACGAGCTGGGGCAGGGTCGGTCTGGTGATGCTGGCCATGGGCTACTCCCCGAGCTGATAGGTTTCGGTTTCGGCGTCGTACTTGAGCTTCCAGGCCTGTTCGCCCTGGCGTCTGGTCAGGCGCACGTCGAGCAGCAGCACCCCGCGCGCCGGGGCCGTGGCAATGACTTTGACGGCCAGGACGTGGCCCTCTGTGACGAGCCAGGCCAGGGCCTCCTCGGCGTATTCGCGGGCGCGTGCAAGGACAGAAGGCAGCTGCTTCTCGCGCTTGAGCAGCCACAGCCGGGAGCCAATGCGGTCCTTGCCGCCTCCGGTTTTCAGGGCGGGCAGGGTCGAGTCGGCCCACCAGCCCTGGCGGTCGGTCTCGCCAGCGGGCAGCTCGTCGCCGGGCTCGGCCAGCCGGTTGGTAAACAGCGAGATGACCACGGCGGTGAGCAGGCTGTCATCGCTCATGAGGTCGCCGCCGGCCAGTTGCAGGTCCGTGCCCAGCGCGCCAAAGGCAAGCAGGATGTCAGGGGCCACTAATCCACCTCCGGCGGCTGGATGCCGTGTTCAACGGACGGGCCGAGAGTCGCGCCCGTGGTGTAGGTGTCCGAGTGCCAAACGCCGCCCACAAAATTCAGGGCCTCGCCATACCCGGCCACGTCCATTTCGCGGCGCACGTCGGCGTGGATCTCCACCTCGCGGCCAGAGAGGTGCAGCAGCTCACTGGCGCGCATGTCGATGGTGGTGCCGCGCACCTCGATGACGCCGCCGCGCTTGAGCACGATGCGGTGGCCGGGCTCCTCCTGGTCGTCGATGGAGTAGAGCGCCACCTCGCCGCCTTCCAGACCCTTAAGGCGGTAGCGCCGGTCATCCATGGCGATGATGACGCCGTGGGCGCGGTCCGCCCCCAGGAACAGAGCCACACCCTCGGCCCCTGGCAGCGGCACGGAGGTGAGCCCGTAGTTCTGGAAGCGCTCCATGTTGTCGCCAATCTCGTCGGCCAGCAGGTCCACCTGCACGGCCTGCATCTTGAGGCCGTCGTTGACCAGGCGCAGCACGCACCGGGCGGCCATGCCGTGGAGCTTGCGCAGGATGGATTGATAGAGGCGTTCGCTCATTTTTTGCCCGCCAGGATCTTGGCCTGTTCATCCTTGGACAGCTGCACAGCGCCTTTGAGCAGGTCGCCTTCGCCGCCCTTGCCGCCCTTGTCTGCCTTGAGGTGCTTCTCGAACTCCTGGGCATAGGCCAGGGGGCTGCGCAGGGTCAGGCTGGTCGTCGTGCCGCCAGAGCCCAGCTTGTGCGTCACCTTGCCGATCATGAGGTCCTGGTCGATGAACAGGTAGGGGATGGTGACGCGGCACATGGCGTTGAGCGGCCACAAGCTGCCATCCGCCTGGCGCCAGCCCTGCACCGTGACCTCGACCGAGCTGGAGCGCCCGGCGCACACGCTGTTTTCCCAGTCGGCCCGGCGCTGGGCCGTGGCCGGATTCTTTGGGGCCTCGCCGGTGATGACCTTCGGGCGGTAGCGCCCCACCGTCTCGTCTCTGGAGATGCCGCGCACGGCGGCCACGGACTGGCCGGACTCCGTGTCGCTGCCCTTGTTCTGGGCCAGCACGCGGTACTCGGAGAAGCGGCCCTTGGCGTCATAGTCCGCGCTGGCCGAGAGGATGTTCTGTCCCTGGATCAGGGCTGTGGTTGCCCGGCCCGCACCGATGGACACAAGCAAAATGCCGCCCTTGGCATCCGGCATGGCCAGCAGCTCGCGCTGGCGGAGCGCCCGCTCCAGGCATTCCCAGGCCGTCTCGCCGGGCTCGATCTTGTGCACCGGGATGGCTGCGCCCTCATTACCCAGGCAGCGCACGCCCACGCCAAAGGGGGCAGCTAAAATCTCCGCCAGGCGCGAGCAAGAGAGTCCCTTCCACTCGCCGGGCTTATGCACGGCGGCGCAGTCCACCAGGTCGGCGCTGGCGTCGCGCCCGCTGATGCTGATCTTGTGGTCCGTGGCGCCAAAGGAAGGCTTCACCGTGTCGATGTAACCACGGATGAGCTCGTCGGGCTGGGCGGACGGAGAGCCGGAAGCAACTGTTTGGATGCTCACCGGCATGGAGGCCGCTATGGGCAGGGCCTGGGCATCGTCGCCCCAGCGGTCGGCCAGGGATACCTCGAAAGAGCCGGACACTGCGTCCACAGCGCGGGTGAGGGCGACTTCTTCCCAGCCCTTCCAGGCGATGCCGCCGATGTTGAGGGAGACGAGTTCAGAGGGCACGGAGCACCTCCAGGTCGCCGGGGGGCACAAAGCCGGGATGGCGCACGCGGTTGCGCGCCAAGAGCTGCGTCTCCTGTTCGGTGGCGTCGGCCCCTGGGGCCACGTGCTGCGCCACGGCAAGGGATGGCAGCACTGCGTTGGTGCGCACCGTGGCCAGCTCCGGGGCGCTGCCTGCGGCCTCGGCCAATGCCTGCACCGTGGTGGTGCGCAACTCGGTGAAGGAGGTGTAGACGCCCTCGTCGGTGCTCGTGTCGAGCACGGTGTCGATGGCTTCCACCACCTGGCTGCGCAGGGCCGCTGCCTCCTGGCGGGATGCGGGAGCGGACAGGCTGGCGGAGCGCGCGGCCTCGGCAACGGCTGCGTTGCGCTGGTACTCGTACACGGCGGCCTGGTTGGCGGAGATGGTGGTGCGCACCAGCCCGGCCCCGGCAGGCACCTGGACCGTGGGCGCGGCCAGGGCAATGGCCAGCAACTGCGAGGCGCGGGAGGCGTGGTCTGGCCCAAAGGCTGCGTCCAGGCTGGTGTATGCCCCGGCCAGGCTGAACAGCGGGCCGGAAAGTTCAGAGGGCAGCAGCCCGGCCAGGTCCGCCGGGGTGATGTTGGCCAGGCGGGCCAGGGCGCCGGGAATGTCCGCCCCCAGGCGCAGAATGCTCGATGCGCCAGACATGGTGCCGCCCAGGGTGCGCAGGGCGGTGAGCGTCGCCTCGGACACCGGGAGCGGCACCCCGGCCACGGTGATGGTCTTGTCCAGCACCTTGCCAGCTGCGGTCAGGGCGTCGTCGGCCTTGGTTCCGGCCAGCACGCCGGGCATGGTGGTGGCCGTGGGCGTGGCCGCGCTGCCAGCCTCGGCAAAGGTGAAGGAAAAGCGGGCCATGCCGCCCTCGCTCGCGCTCTCGCGCTTGCGGCAGGCGGTGCAGACCACGCGGATCTCGGGCATCCATGGCACGATGAGCGGGGCCGGGCCTTCGGCCTCGCAGGCGGCAATCAGGGCGTCGCGCCTGGTCATGTAGTCCGCGCCCAGCACATAGCCTTCCACCGTGATGGTGCGGGCCTTGCGTCCCAAATCCTCGGTGTAGGGGATGTCGCGGCCGGGGAACTCGTGGGTCGCAGCCCGGCGGCCAGTTTCGCGCTCCTCCATGTCAACGGAGAACGGCACGCCACGGAAGCTTGCGGGCTTGAGCGCGGCCTTCCAGGCGGCGGCCTTGGCCGCTGCGGGCTTGGCCTCACCACTGGAAGCGTCCCGTGCGACCTTAAGATCGTTGACGAGTCCGGCAGTAAGGCCGTTGGGGATATCTACGCCGAAGGGTGCCATATCGCTCCTAGTGCGCCATCGCCGGGCCCATGTCCCAGGTTACGTCGGTGTCCACGGGCGCGCCGCTCTGGCGCACTTCGGTGCCCTTGGGGGCCTTGACCTCAACGATGAGCTTGCTCTCCTGGCGGGTGAGGCTGGTGGAGCGGGACTCGTTAATCTTGCGCTGGACATTGGCTGCGCCCAGGCTGGGCCGTGCGGCGGCTTCCCATCCCTGGGGGTTGTCGAAGGCACCGGAGCGGGCGCGTTCCCACCCGGCCAGGGCGGGCAGCTCCATGTTGCGCAGGCCGCCCCCGGCAGGCTGGCCCCCGGCCGCTCCGGCGCCGGAAGTGCCCCCGCCACCCTCGTCCGCACCGAACATGCGCAGGATCCACTTGGGCGTCTTCTCCTTGATCCAGCCCATGATCTTGTCCCAGTTCTTCCAGATGGCCACGATGCCGATGGTGATGGCGGTGAGCCCGGCCAGGACCCAGCCGATGGGCGTGGTCATGATGGCCGCGCCCAGGACAAGGAACGACTTGGCGAGCATGGCCACGGCCAACACGAGCTTGAGGCCCATGAGGCTGGCCACGGCGATACCCAGGTTTTCCCAGCCGCCTAACAGGCTTGCCGTCCAGGCCAGGCCGGTGCCCATGACCGCCAGCGCGGCCGCAAAGCCCTTGCCCGCCTCCCAGGCCCGCTCGAGCACGGTGGAGATTGTTTCGCCCGTCGTCTTGGCCCAGGCGTCCAGGCGGCCATCTGCCGCCATTGCGTCGATGGTGGTGAGGATGCCTGAGAGCTTGCCCTTCATCCAGTCAAAGGCCCCACCGGCCATGACCTTGTTGGCGAAGCGCGACCAGGCGTCCGAGAGGTTGGACATCATGCCGCCGTAAGTCTTGGAGAGAGCCTCCATGCCGCCGCCATACTTCTCGGCCCATATCTTGGTCAGCACGGCCTGAATGGCGGCGCGGTCATTGGCCTTGGCCATCATCTTGGCCTGGGCTCCGCTGGCGTTGGTGTAGGAGTAGACGATCTTGTCCCCGACCTTCTTGCCGACGATGCCAAACTCCTTGAGGCGCTCGTTCTCGCCGGTCACCGCGTCGGCAATGGCTTCCACAGCCTGCTTGATGGGCTTGCCCATGGCGGCGGAGGTGTCGCCCAGGGTGGACAAGAGGCCGTTCATGGGCTCCATGCCGTAGCTGCGCAGCTGCACAAAGGCCTCTGTGACTTCTTTCAGCTCATAGGGCGTCTTGGCCGCGAAGTCCGAGATCCAGCTCATCTCCTTCTTTGACCTGGAGGTATCGCCCCGGTTCAAGGTGTTGAGGATGGTCTCGAACTTTTCAAACTGGCTGGCCACGTCCACAAAGCCCTTCTTGAAGCCGTAGCCCAGGCCGCCGCCCACAAGGGCCAGCTTGCTGCCCAGGGCCGTGGCCTCTGCTGCGACGTTGCCGAAGCCACGGGAGACTCCGGCACCCGCGCCCATGAGACGGGTGAGCCCGGACTCGCGCCCAAGGTTGCCCATGCGGGAATCAAGCAGGCGCAGTCCGGCTGTGCTCTCGGCCATCTTGGCGTTGAAGGCGGCCAGGGGCGCGGAGAACTTGTCCACCGCGCCGATGACGAAGCTGATGCCGCGCTGGCCCATGCTCATGGATTACTCCTCATCGTTCGTCCAGTTCGGCTACGCGCTCCAGCCACCAAGCCAGGTCGTCAACGCCCATGGCCATGATCTCCGCCACACTGAAATGCATCTCGTGGGCGATTATTCCGCAGACCCGATCCCAGTCCTCGGGCCACGCGGAAAAAAAGACTCCACGAACCCCGAGCACTCCACAAGGTCGTGCATCCCCATACCCTGCATGACAGACGGCGGGTGGCCGGTGAGCCTGCCGACAACCGTGTACATGTTGTCGGCCTTGTCCAGCTCGCTCAAACGCATGCCGCGCAAATCCCCGGCCACAGGCTCGCGCGTGAAGACAAGCTCATTGATCTCCGCATCGCCGTGCTTGAGAGGCTTGGCGAGCTTGAGGGTGTAGGGCAGCTCCATGCTAGCTCACCTCGCACTTGCGGCCGACGGACCGGAACGCGATCTCGCCTTCCTTGGTCTTTACGCTGCCGTCCCCTGCGTACCAGGCGTTGCTTTGGACGACGGTCTTGCCAGTGATCAGTTCCAGGGTCACGGTGGCGTCGTCGAAAGACAGGAAAGCCTTGAGGTCCAGATCCGCGCTGTCGCGGATGGCGCCCTCGATGAAGTTCTCCTGGTACTCCTCGCTGTATCCCTGGGTCTCCAGGTCGGCCCCGCCAAGCGAGTTGCGCTTGGAAATGCCGAGGTTGTAGGAGAACTCGCCCACGGCCTCAAACATGACGCCGTCCTTCTTGAGGTAGATTTTCCCGCCTCGGCGGTTGCCGTTTGCCATGTTATGCTCCTTGTTCGCTTTGTGCGGCTAGAGGGTGAAGCTGTTCTTGACCGCGCAGACTATAAGCTGATTGACCAGATCAGGCGCGATGAGCCAGTCCAGGCGGTTGCGGTCAGTGGCGTTGCGTTCACAAATCAGCGCCTCCTTGAAGGCGTCCATGTTCTCCACCAGCCCCAACTTGATCATTTCGGCATACCAGACAATGGCCTCGGCACGGCCCAGCTTGGGCGTCATGATGGCCTGGCCGGGGCCGAAGTTGTTGCCGTCGTCGGCCAGCTTGTGGCGCGGGTACTTGACCAGGATGTACGTGCGGAAGCTGTAGCGCAGGTAAGACAGGGTGAGCCGCGTGGTCAGGTCCAGGTAGGCCGTGTCTGCGGCACCGGCGGCGTTGGTCTTGTAGGTGGTGATGAGCCGCTGGATGCGCACCACGCCGCCCGCGTCCACGGTGAGGGTGCCGATGCCGTCGAACAGCAGCAGGTTGTTCTCGCTCATGGTGAAGCGGTCCACCTGGGCCGGGGCCAGGATGCCGCGAGAGGGCAGGGTCTGGAAGGGCCGGGCCGGGTCGATGTTGCCGTAATAGGCCGCCGTTGCGGCCACCCAGGCGGCCACCTCCCAGGTGGGGGTGGGCATGCCGTGGGCGTGCATGATGGTGAGGAACTGGCTGTTGCGGCTGTCGCCCAGGGTGCCGAGCGTGCCGTGGGTTCCGGTGGCGCAGGCAATGGCCTGGCCCTCGATCATGCGCAGGGGGCCGTCCCGGTCCAGCAGCTCGGCCTCGATGGCGGTCAAGCTGGCGGCGTCGGTCCAGGGCCAGCAGATGATGTGGTACTGCACGTCGGCCATGGCGGCGATGACCTCGTCCGCGTCCGGGTTGCCGGTGCCGCTGCTCATGGCCACGATGGCCACGGCCACGCCCGCCGGGGTGGACTCGCCGTAGTAGTTCAGGCGCAGGTCGATGCCGTTGCCCGCCTCGCCCTTGTGCTGGGCCGAGAGAGTGACCACGCCCGCATTGGAAGTTGCCGTGCAGGGGCTGTCGGTCTCGGCGTTGACGGCGGCGGCGATGGCCGTGGCAATGGCCGTGGGCTGGTCGCCGCTGGTGACAGCCACGCGGATCCTGCGGCCGCCGATGTAGAGGCAGAGCGTGCCGCTCTCCGTGGCTGCGCCGGTGACGGTGAGGGTGCCCGTGGCCTTGACCCCGGCGGACAGATCGTCCACGGCGATGGCCCAGACCTCGGTCATCTCGTCGTTGAGCTTGTAGGTGGCCAGAGCCTGCGCCAGCATGGAGCCAGCGCCAAACAGCGTGACGGCCTGTTCTTTGCTGGTGATGCGCACGGGCACAAGTTCGGCCTGAGTGCCAGCGGCAAGCTTCTGCCCGCAGACCAGGACCTTGTAGGGCATGAGCACGCCCGCGCCCTGGGCATTGGAGCTGTCGAACTCCGCATAGACGAAGGGCACGCGGAGGTTGGGGGGAATTTCGTTGAAGCTGATGGCCATGGGCTACTCCTTCGCGGCCGCAGCATCTGCGGGCTTGGCGGGTTTGGCGGGCTTGGGTAGCGGAAGGAACTCCACATCGCCAGCGGCCTTGCGGCGCAGCCAGTGGGTGCTCTTTTCCTTGCGCGCGCCCTCGGGCGGCAGGGCTTCCTTGGTCTTGGGGTCGCGCACGACAAGGCCGGGCGCGGGCTTGATGAAGATGGTCTCGGGCATGGGCTGTTCCTCCTGGGGTTGGCTGAAATATGGTTGGTGCTGGGCCTACGGTTCGGGGTCCGGGTCGGGCAGGTCCTGGATGATGACCACGTCCTGGATCTCCGGCGTGCCGTCCGCCGGGGCCAGGTCCATGTCCACGCCCGCCACGGCGAAATCGTCCAGGGTGTCGGCGTCCACCAGGCCGGGGCTGGTCTCGTAGTCGGCCTCGAACTCCAGGGACGCGCAGCCAGACTCGGTGCGGCCCTCACCCACAAGGCCGATGGTGGTGCGCATCAGGGCGCTGTCCGAGGCAGTTCCGCCCAGGGTGGGGTCGGCCATGAGCAAGTCCTCGACCTGCTTGGCCAGGGCGTCCAGGGCATCGTCCAGGGCGTCGTTCTTCTCCACCAGGCAGTCCACCACCACGTTGACGGTGCGTTCGTACTTGCGCGGCGAGGCATCGGCCAGGGGCGAGGATTCCTCCGTGGTGTAGACGCCGATGGCCGGGAGGTCGCGCGAGCTGACGTGCCGCACGCGCGAGGGCCAGACCCGCGTGCCCGCGTCGGTCTTGGACAGGAGCAGGGCCACCACGGCCTCGCGGATGAGCTGGCGCGGGTGCTTGGCAACGGGTGCGGGCGTGGGGCTCATGTGGTCACCTCATGCAGCAGGAAGGTGGTCATGCCCTGGCCATCGGGCTTGGGCAGGGTGATGCGAAAGGTGCGGCTGCGGATGACCAGGCGGTCCGTCTCCGCCGGGTATTCCGGCAAGTCGGTGCTGCGCAGGTGCACAGCCGGGCCGGTGCTGCCGATGGACATGCGCGAATGCGGGTCCACTTCCTGGTAGGCCTCGTCGTAAAAGCCCTTAAGCGTAACGGACTCAAGGTCTTCATCGCCGGGGATGTACTCCACGGGCTCGTCCAGGCCGCCCAGCTCGAAGATGGCGTCCAGGTCATGGCCCAACATGGCCAGCAGCGCGCCGCTCACCGTCCACCTCCGGGGAGGTGGACCACCTGGTGGGCCAGCTCTTTGCGGAAGCGGGCATCCGCCGCTTTCAGGATGTACTGTTGCCGGGTGGTGCGGGCGTAGAAGGCCTGGAGGCTGGGCCCGGTCTCGGCGATGATGGGCAGGCGGCCAGCGCCCAGGCGTGCGAACACGCCAAGCTTGCCGGACTTTTGGCCACGGACGGTGAAAATATTGGAACGCCCGTCGACCTGGGGCTCGTTGCCGAAGGTCTTGCCGCCGGGCGCAAGGCGGTAGCTCACGGGCTTGTACTGCGCTGGCAGGCGGCGCTTCTGCGCGGTTTGGCGCAGGGGCGTGATCTTGAACTCGGTCAAGGGCAGGCGGCCGGAGCTGACATGCACCAGGCCGTCGCACAGGGTGTGCGACTTCCACCAAGCCGTGCGCACGGAAATGCCCTTGCGGATGGTTCCGGCCTTGAGCACCGTGCGGCTGCGCAGATCGGCCACGATGTCCGTCCTGGTGCCATTCAGCGCCTTGTTGATGGAGCGCGTGAGGGCCTTGCGCTCGCCACCTGCCACGCTGGCCAGGGCGGACAGCTCGGCACGGAGCTGGCCCTCGTCAAAGGTGAGGGACAGGGCCAGCCGGGGCTGGATGTTCGGCAGGGCTGCGGCCTTGCTCATTGCGCCCACCCCATGACCAGCTCCTGGAGCTTGTCGCGCTGGGCCACCAGGCCCTCGCACCAGGCCACGTAGTCCACGTGGTCGGCGATGGCGTCGGCTATGGTTGCATTGCCCTGCCCGGAGCCAGCAGCGGCGGCGGGGGCGGCCTGTCCAGCAGCTCCGCCGGAGCCACCAGCTTGGGGCACACCGGGGGCGGACAAGCGCCGGGCCTGGTTCCACAGCTGCACAGCGTCAGCAGGCAGCACGCAATCAGCAGAAATTTCACGAGTGACATAGACGATCCTCCCGCGCAGGGTGGTGCGCTGCGCTTCAATGTCGCGCTTGGTGGTGATGAGCTGGGCGGACAAGGCATTGGCGCGCACGGTCTCGGCCTGCTGCTTGAGCGCGGCTTCGCGCGTGGCCTCGACCAGGTTGGCGCTGTACTCGGCCTGCATCTCGTTGCGGGCGGAGGTTGCGCCGCGCGTCCAGCCCCACCAGCCGCCGCAAAGCAGGGCCAGCAGAACAGCCACGATGCAGCCCAGGGCCACGATGGCCGTGCGATTGCTGGCTTCAAACGGGTTGCTGAATCCGAACATCACAGCACCCCCTCGACGCTCACGCCCGGACCCCAGGAGAGGTAGAGCGGCTGGTGGCGCAGCAGGATCCTGCGCGGGTAGTCGCGGTTCTCGCGGTAAAATTGGAGCGCGCGGCCCGAGTTCGCGGCCTCGACCTGGCCGAACCAGGCCTGATGGTCCAGGCCCTGGGCCTTGGCCTTGGCGCGGTCGCGGATGATCCAGCCCGGCCCGCCGTTGTAGGCTGCCAGGGCAAAGGCCCAGCGGTCGGCAGGGCTCGCGCCGGTGAACATGCCAAGCAGGCGCGCGTCATACCGGCACAGGGCCAAGAGAGCCCAGCGGGGGTCCAGCGGTTGCTCGCTGCCCAGCTCTGCCGGGTACATGCGGGCCATGGTCTTGACCGTGTCCGGCGTGAACTGCGCCAGGCCAGAGGCATAGGCGCTGCGGGCGGTGGGTCGCCAGGCGCTCTCCTGGTGGACCTGGGCCGCCAGCACGGCGATGGGCGCGCCCATGCCGAAAACAAAGCGCGCGCTGCGCACCAGGTCGCGGCGGTAGCGCTCGGCCTGGGGCGGGTAGCTTGCCCCGTGGGCGCGCACCGGCGAGAGCAGGTAGCCGATGATGGCCGCCAGCAGCACGGCCAGCACCAGGAAAGCGAAGGCGCGGCGCTCGGAGCGGCTCACAGCGCCAGCCCTCCGGCAATCATGGTGGCCGCGATGACGATTGCCCGGCGCAACTCACGGAGCATGCGCTCATGGCTGGTGATGGCGTCACCGGGGCGCGAGCGGCAGAAGACTACCATATCGGCCACCAGGCCCTGCACCAGGAACGCGCCGATGGTCCAGGCCTTGTAGGATGTCACCAGCATGTTGGCCTTGCCGTCGGGCAGGGCGGCGAACACGAACGCGCCCAGCAGCACGGCGATGGCCAGCAAACCAAGCAGCTGGCCGGGGCGGGAAATCTTGAGGCGGGAAAGGGCGCTCATTTGGGGCCTCCGTTGTCGTTGAGAATGGCTTCTTTCTTATCCGCAGGCATCGTCGAGTGGGTGATGAGCGAGCGGAGCATCCGCATCATGCGGGCATGGTCCTCGTTGTCTTTCTCGTGGCGCTTGTCGCAATCCTCGCAGTCGACCTTCCCCTTCCCTGTGAAATGCTTCACCACCAGACCCGAGAAGGTGCTGGCCACCAGGGCAATGAGGGCGGTCTCGAGAAATGTCATGCGCCGTCCTTTTGGTTTGGCCCGCCCCAGCTATGCGCCGGGGGCCGGGGCGGGCCTGGTCAGGGGGAGGTGTCGTTCTTACGCCCTGGAACGGAGCAGCGCTGCCAGCCAGCCGGGGGACAGGGACTCCACGCCCTCGAGCGCGCCCTTCTTCTTGGCCGCCTGGACAATGGGCTCGTAGACCTTGCGCTCGCCTTCGCGGTTCAGCTCCACGCCGACCAGCACGATGCGCGGGTAGCCCATGGCCTTGCCGATGAGGGCGGCGAACATGGCGCTGCTGGCGCAAGCGCGGTCCAGCTGCACCACGGCGTCAAGCTCGCCCTCCACCCCTTCGGGGAGCGGGTCATTGCAGATAACGCAGGGCCGGGCCTTCTTGTTCTTGCGGGCCTTCACCCAGCCGGAGATCTCGGTCTCCTGGGCGCTGACGGCCAGGAAAAGGGAGCCGGGGTACAAGGTGATGACCCTGTTGACAGCGGCCACGTCGCACGGGGTCTCCTTGGCGAAGGCCGCAGCCGCCTCGATGCCGCCGGGGGCGGAGCCGACCACAAGCAGCACGTCTTTGGTGCGCACGGGCAGCTCGCCATCGATGACGTTCAGCATGTAGTTGCCGATGAGGATCTTGCTCATGTCGGCCCCCTACGCGTTCAGCTTGATCTGGACCGTGGCGTCGCCGCTGGCGGCAGCGGCATAGGCCCGGCCAGCCAGGGTGTTGCCGCTGTCCGTGGTGGTGAGCGCGCCGGTCTGGGTCGCGCCGACAACCGGGTTGCCGTCGGCGTCCCAGTAGACCAGCGCGCCCTGGCCGATGGCGCCGGTGGCCTTGGGCAGCTCGTACACGCCCTCGATGGCCAGGACGCCTTCGGTGTCGTCGGCGATGATGCCGCAAGCCACGCCCAGGGTGGCGCCCACGAGCACGGGAGAGCCGGAGGCGATCTCCGCGCCGGTCTCGTTCAGGTAGGTCAGGCTGTCGCCTTCGCAGATAGAATTCAGCATGGGGAGTCTCCTTATGGTTCCGGCTGCTTACTTGCCGGGGTTCTTCTGAAGGCCACGGAAGTCCACCAGGCCGACGCCAACCACCTGCTTGACCTTGAGGGCGATGACGTCACGCCGGAATTCCTCGTCCTCGGTCAGGATGGGGGCCTGATTGCCGTCCAGGAAAGCCACTTCGATGGTGGGAATCTGGTTGGGAGCGGTGGCGGTGTACCAGGCGTCCACATCGGCTGCGTCAAGGCAGGCGTCCACCACGGGTTGCAGCTTGCCCGCCCAGGGGTTGGTCACGCCTGCGGACATGGTGGCCTCGGGCAGGGCAGCGGAGCGCAGAATGATGTCCGCAGAGGTCTCGTACTTGGTGGGCAGCAGCAGGAACGCGGGAGCTGCTCCCAGCACGGCACCGTTCAAGCCCTTTTGCTTCCGCTGCATCTGGCGCATGTAAGACAGGATGTCGGAGGTAATGCCGCCGAGGTTTGCCGCGCCGCTGGCCAGGTTTTTGTGGTCGGCGTGGAACAGGGTCTTGCCGGTTTCCGTCATCACCGGGTTGGAGGTGATGAGGGAGTAGACCAGCTGGTTGACCTTGCGCCCGGCGGCAGCGCCCAGGAGCTGCGGCATGCGCGTGAAGGCGCCGGTATCGTCGTTGACGATGGCTTCCTCGGTGATGTGCAGGACCTTGCCGAACTTGGCCAGCCGGTAGGATTCGCGCTTGTCCTTGAGCGCGCCGTTCTTGTACTCGCCGCCGGGCAGCACCAGATCCAGGTCCGGGGCCTCAGACAGGGAGATGCCGTGGATCTCTTTGTAGTCGCTGGCGGAGATGATGCTGGCGAACGTGCGGTAGGTGGACGGGGCCTCGGCATAGGCGGCCAGCAGGTTCTTGTTGATGGCGTCCATGGCGATGGACTGGAAGTCGCTGGTGCCCATGGGACCGGCGGAAAGGACGATGACCTTACGGGCCACCTGGCTGGCGGTCATGCCGTCCGGATTGACGCCCTGGCGGCGCAGGCACTCGCGGCCAAGCTCCACCAGGGAGAGGCCACGGAAGCGCTCATGGCCGGGGGCGGGCTTGTCGACCTTCTGGCCCAGGCGCATGCGCAGGCCATGGCCAGCGGCCAGGCGGAACTTGTCAGCCTCGTCCGCGCCCATGACCAGCACGCCGGTGCCCACGGGCGGGTTCTTGCCAGCGGCCAGCTCCAGGAGCTTTTCCGTGGCGGCGGCCTTGGACAGGCCCAGGGCCATGACGGGCTGGATCTCGTCCATGGACAGGCCCAGGGTCTTGCCGTGGGTCAGCAGGGCGGCGGCATTCTGGGACGCCTCGGCGGCGGCCAGCTTGGCACCTTCGGCCTTGGCCGCGTCAAGAGCGGCGGTGTCGGGTGCCGTGGCCGGGGGAGCGGCCGGGGGCGGGGTGCCAGCACCGGGCTGGCCGGAGAGGTTCTGGGAATCAGGGGCGTCTTTGGGGTGCATGGTGTTGTCCTCCGGGGAAAGGGTTTTGCCGCCCGCGCTCATTGCGATGGCGGCGGTGTCGTCATCTGCCCCGAAGGGCACGAAAGAGACCTCGAACACTGTGGATTCAAGCCAGACGTCGCAGGGGCCTTCGATGGTCTGGCCGTTGACCTTGTGGGTTGCGCCTTTGTCCACGTGCAGGACCTTGACGCCCTGGACGCCGATGGAGGCCTGCCAGGGGAAGCCCTCGCGGGCGTGCTCCAGCACCTCCGGGCCCTTGGACGTGGGCACGCGGGAGAACTCACCGGCCACAAAGAAGCCGCTGGCGTCCTGGCTGCTTTTGTCGATGGTGCCGACGATGGACCCGCTGTAGTGGCCGTGCAGGCAGGG